CTCCGTCATGACGGCGAAAAGGGCCATCGCGACGCGGTCGCCGGGCGTGGGGTGCCGGGTAATGGTCGGGTCGCTCGTGGCCGTCAGCGTGGCGAGTAGGGCCGTCTGCGGGCTGTAGGCGACGTGCAGCGTCCCCGGCAGGGTGTAGCGAGGGTCAGTCATGCGGGCATGCCTCCGATTGGCCGGGCGCGACCTGGGCACCGCACGCGATGCACTGGCGGGCCGGCACGTTGCCGACGTGGTCGAGGATGACGACGGGGCGCAGCGGCGGGCCTTGGTAGCGGCAGGAGCCCGAGGGCTCGCCACACTCCCGGCCGCCCACGATGACGCGGCTACAGAGCCCGCCACGTACCGGCATGCCCCGAACGGTACAGGTCGGCCGGCTCACTCGGCGCGCTCCCGGTCCTTGGCGCAACGCTCGCACGGGCAGCGGTCGCCCATGAGCTGCAACAACGGCTCGTGTTCTTGCCCCTGTGCGGCCCGCAACGCCCCCTCCAGGCGTTCGCCGTGTTCCGCCGGGGCCTGGGGCTCGGCGTACTTGTCGCGCGGCTTGTGCGGGCAATCCGGGTGGCACAGCTCGACCGACACGCCGCAGCGGCAGAAACCGGGCAGCGGGGCCATTGCGAGGGGCGTCCCGTGTTCCTGGCAATCGACCGTCCCGCAGGGCTCGCACGTCGCGGCCTCCTGGGCGCGGATGGCGGCGGCCGTTTCGCCCTCGACGCGGTCGATTCGTTCGCGGATGCCCTCGGCCTTGTCCGCCACGCGGGCGGGCTCGGCGGGCGGGAAGTGGCGGCCGGCGAGCGTGAGAACGTCGGTTTCCAACAGCTCGCGGGCCTGGGCGATGGCCTCCTGTGCGGCGGCGAGCTGGCCGGGGTTCCACGTCGAGGCCGGCGACTTGGTCGCAGTCTCCAGCCAACGGACGACGAGTTGCAGGGGGAAATTGCCGCTCGGGTGGCGGTCGAGGTTGGCGAGTTTCACGGCTTGGCCTTTCGCAGCGGACGGACGACGGCGGACGGCTCGACGGCCGGGGGCGTGGTCGGTGCCGGCGTGGGCGCGGGGGCCACGGCCTGGGCGGCTTTCTGTTGCTTGAGGACACGCGCGAACGTCTTACGAATGTCCGTTGCCTCGTGGCGCGTGTACGGGTGGCTCGTGTCGATTTTATGAGCCATGGGGTATCGCTTCATTTCCTCTGACCTCCTACGTTGTTGATTCTGAGATTGCGGTAATACACGATGCAAAGCCCGACGTTCAAGGGCAGGAACCCCAGGCCGTCAGCCGATGCGAACGAATAGGCGAACCACAGCGGTTGCCCGGCGAGCGCGAGCGTCCAGCCCAGGCGAGGGCGTCCGCCGGCAACAGTCATGGCCGCGAGCGTGTACGCGGACAGGAGCCACGGTATAACGGTTGCGGCGGTCATCCGTTTTGCACCGTGCGGCAGACGAGCGAATGCCCGTTGCCCAGGTTGACCGAGGCGACGCGGTTCCCCAGGCACGCGAGCCCGAGGCGAGTACGCAAGGCCACGTCCACGACGGCGGACACGTCCTCGGGGCTCAGGTCACGCGGGCAGGCGTCGGAACCCCAAACCGCCGTCGCGAGCCCGTCGAGCGTGTCGGTAACGTCGATGGCGCACGCGCCCGACAGCTCGCCGCCGTGGCGTTGCGCGAGCTTGAGGTTAAACAGCTCCCACGCGGCCGGGTGCATGTGGGCCTCGCCGCTCTCAAACTTCGCCCAGCGCGTGGCGCGCTCGTGGATGAGGGCACCGGCCGCGCCGGCGGTCAGGTCGGCCGCGAGGCGGGCTTGTCGCACCTGGGCGGGCGTGGGGACGGCGGCAACGTTGTTGCGGTTTCGGTTGGCGTGGTTGAGGCTCACGAGCGGGGCTCCTGGGGCTTGGATTCGGACAGGCATTGCACGACGATTGCGCCGCTACATTCGGTCGCCTTGCGGCTCTTGTTGCTGCGCGCGTAGTTGGCGAGGTAGCGCGCGGCCTCCTGCGGGTCGAACGTCACGCGGTAGCGGCAAACCGCGCCGTCATGGTGGCGCATTTCGTACTCGTGGACGATGGCGGTCGAGGGGTTCTTAGGCATTGGTCGGATACTCCGTTAGCGTTATACGAATGCGGGTACGGCTCATGCGGTCGTGCGAGCCGAAAACGTGCGAGTAGTCGTCGGCCATCGGGTCGCCGCCCACGCGGGACAGCCGGCAGCGAATCACGGCCCCTTGCGGGAGCCATACGGTCAGGATGCGCGCACCCAGGGAGGCGCGGCAGGCCGTGGGCAGCTCGGGCCGCGTGAGCCACAGGGGCGAGGACGGGTCAACGTGCGGCAACCGCCGGTCGTAATTGAAGTCCTGCCACTGGCAGAGGGCGACGACGGGGCGCGACTTGGCGAGGGTTTCGCCGTTGATCGCGCGCCAGCCGGCGGCCGTGGTTCCGATTCCTTTGTAGCGGCCCATCGTATTACAGCGCCCGAGCGATGAGGCGCGTAACTTCGGCGTCAAACGCGGCGAACGCTTCCGGCTCCCATTCGCTCGCGCCTTGCTCGTTGAGCGTGTCGCGGACGTTGTCGCGGTAGCAATCGACGGCGTTTTGCACGCTGCCGTAAGAGCCGGCTTGGTCGAACGCTTCAAACGCGCTGGACTTGCCGAACTGGATTGCGTCTTGCTTGGTCATTTGTCTATCCCCTGCCCCTGTGAACCGAGGCGCGTTGGTGCAATTATGAACGCGTTATACGAGGGCCAACAACTACCGTTCGTCGGACGGCGTCGGCCGCGCGTCCTCTCGGGCCGGGTTCATTCGGTGCGCGGACTCCAGGGTTTCGCGCGTATAACGATGCGCCCCAGGGTAACGCGTCGCCATATCGCCGCCGTACTCGCGGACCATGAACAAGAGCCGTTCTTGCAATTCCGCGTGACTCACGCGCAGCGCGTCCCGTGGCGAGTGGCCGTTGGCGATGGCGCGGGCCTCGCCCACGAGCTGGGCCAGCATGCCGGCTCCGATTCGCTCGGGGCCTGGGGCGTCGGGGTTGAGCGACGCGACACGCTCGGCCAGTTGGAATGCCGCCGCGAGTTCCGGGCATGCCGCGAGGCACAGTTGCCGCAACTCGGGCGGCGTGAGAGGTCGGCTATTCGGCATGGTCGTTTCTCCAGGCGAGGGGGGTCGGCTATTGTCGGGCCAGTTGACGGCGTCGTCAATTGCTGGGCTTGCCTACTTCGGCACCTTGACCGAGGGGGACTTGGCGAGCTGGGCCGCGAGGGCACGGTAGGCGCTGCGCGTGCCTGCGTCCATTTCCTCGGGGCCGTTCTTGGTGTCGGCGTTAAACCGCGCGTCGTCGTACAGGGCCTGGGCCGTGGGTTGGTCGAGCCAGTACGTCCCGGCCGCACCGCCGCGCATCCACTCGGGGGCGCACTCGGCGCAACGCGTGTCGTACTCGTTGAGGATGGTTGCCGACAGGCGAACCGGAATAAGGCCCGCCGCGCGTTTGCCGGCGGCCGTGCGGAGCGAGTTACCCATGGGGTTAGACATTGCGGGTTCTCCTGGCCCCGTAGGGCCGTCGAGGTTTACAGGGAGGTACGGAGGCCGGTCATTCCTTCAAACGCGGCGCGGAGCTGGTCAGCGAAAACGTCGTTCGCCGTGTCGAGCGCGGCGACCTTGCCGGCGCGAACCTTGAGGGTTTCGACCGTGTAGAGGTCGGCGTCCGTGAGCGTAATACGGACGTGCGTAACGCCCTTGTCGTTGCGGCCGACTTTCATCGTCAGCGAGCCGCGCTCCCGGTTGGCGTCGGACACGAGGTTAGACGCGCCGGTCATGACGAGGAAACGTTGGCCGCCGAGCTGGGCGAGGATGGTTTGGGCGACTTGCATTTGGCTATCTCCTGCCCCTGTAGACCGAGGCGCGTCGTTGCGATGGCTCAAGTATAACGGATTCAATCGGGGGGCGGGCAACTACCGTTCGTCGGATTGACCGTAATACAACCGTCGCGCGTGAGGCCCAGTGACACGCCCTCGGCTTGCATTAGGGCCTCGTGGAACATATCGGCCCGCGCGTCAGCCGCTGCGGCGTCCGACTCGGCGCGCTCGCACCGTTCGCGGAGGCGTTCGTTCTCGGCCTCCAGCTCGGCGGCCCACTCCCGCAAGTGCAGGAGTTCCCAGGCGTGCAGCTTGCGGCGCACGGCCGCTGCCGTGGTCATGGGCTCAGGCCGCGAGCGAACCCGCGATAGCGCGGAACTCGACCGCGCGGGCCGCATCGTAGGAGCCGTTACGGCCGGCGGCCTTGGTCAGACGGGCGGCCTTGGCGCACGCCTCGGCGGCGTCAGCGGCCAACAAATCGGCCTTGAGGTCGTCAAAGGTCGCCGACGTGGGGTTGGCAAACAGGTAGGCGTCATACGCCGCGACAGCCTTGTTAGCGGCTTGCTCGGCGGCGATGGCGGCTTGCAGTTTGGCGGCGTTGGTCATGGTCTTTGCTCCTGCCCCTGTAGACCGAGGCGCGTCGTTGCGATGGGTTGAATTATGAACCCGTTATACGGGGAGTCAACTACCGTTCGTCGGATTGAATGCGTAATACGCCGCGCAACTCCTGGGGGACGTGGTCGGCCCGCGCGTTGCCCTCCAGCCCCGGCGGCGTCGCATCCTGGCCGCTGCGGACTCGGGCCAGCCAATCGGGCGCGGCAATTACCGGAGCCGCCCCGGCCTGGGCGACCACGGGGTAGCCGGCGTTAGGCATCCGCCCGCGTTGGAGGTCGAGCCCTTGGCAAAATGCCAGCGCGGCGGCGTGGTCGTCGGGGTGCAGCGGGTAGCTAAATTGCCGGACGCCAGCGAACCGAGCCGCCATTGCCGCCCGGTGCGTTGCTTGGTCGGCCCCGCGCGCTGCCGCTAGGCACTCGGAACAATGCCCGGTCGAAACGTAGCGCGGCGAGCTGTGGCCGTTACGGCAGGGCTTGTCCGCTAAATAAAAGCGGTGGCCGGCTTCGCGAGCGGCTTTACGATTCGTAAGCATGGGCGGCGGTTGAGTTCGGGTAGTTTACGTTACACGCGTAAGCCCTTGATTTGCCTAGAGTTTACACTGTAACGCCGGGCAGCATAACCGGAACCGGGGTCGCCGTCTAGTTCCCCCCATCGTTTTTACGTTGCATTTACGATACGATTGCGTAGCTCTACGGTTACGGTGTATCGTAAGCGTATCGTATTTATTGCTGTACTTACCCCTCTTTCTCCGGTTAGAGAGTTAAAGAGTAGAAAAGGTAATGAAATCAACAACTTAGCTTAACCGGAGGGCTCGGGTAGACCTCGGGTATCCGGTTAAGAGGGCAAAGAGCATGACGGAAATTGTCTTGGCGGGAAAACAACCGGCGTTCGTTGCCGAGTACGTGGCTAACGAGATTGCCGGCGGTCCCTTGACGTTGCAACAGGTAGCGGTAAAGGCTGGCTATGCGGAAAGGTCCGCGAGTGTGACGGCCTCCCAGCTCCTGAGCGACCCTAAAATCATCGCGGCAATTGCCGAACGTAAACGTTTACTCGCCGAACAGGCCGCCGGCTCCCTCGACGTGGACTCGACCCGCGTATTACGGGAATGGGCGGAAATTGCGACGGCTGACCCGACCGAGGTTGTCACCGTCCGCCGCCTGTGCTGTCGGCATTGCTGGGGCTTTCAGTTCAAGTACCAACGCACCGACGCCGAGTACGCCAAAGAGGTTGCCGAGGAAATGCAGTTGGCGTCCGCGATGGGCCGCGATGCGGAGCTAGACCAATTCGGCGGCGGCAACGGCTACCGTCATACGAACCCGCCGAACAAGGATTGCCCCGAGTGTTGCGGCGAGGGCGTCGAGGACGTGTTTATCCGCGACCTCCGTAAACTGACCGGCCCCGCGCGCAAGCTGATTGCCGGCGTCAAGAACGGCAAGTTCGGAATTGAGGTCATGTTTCGCGACCAAGACGCGGCCCTAAAGAACCTCGCGCAATACCTGGGGCTGTTGGTCAACAAGAACGAACACGCCGGCCCCGGCGGCGGCCCTATCCAGACGGACAACCGGAACATAAACTACACGCTACCGAGCGACCCCGTCGAGGCGTCGCGGTTCTATCAGCAAATCATGGAGGGGAAAGTATGAGCGACACTTGCAGGGATTGCCGGCACCGTAATACGTGTTCGGACGCGCCCCTCAACGAAACGTGCGCGGGGTTTAACGCCGACGTAGAGGGCGTCTTTGCCCGCGTGGTCGCCGACGCCAAGGCCCGCCCGTTCGTCCACACGCCGCCCGCGCTGGCGGCCTCCACGTTGGCGCGTCTGCGCGAGCTGCGGCAATGGCATATGACCCAGGCCAAGGCGGCTACCGCCAACCGCGACAAGGCCGCGTCGGGCGAGCTGGCCGAGCGTTACCGCAAGGAATGGGCGTTGCATATGGGCGCGGTACAGACGCTCAACGAGTTTTTTCCGAACGGGGACTACGCGCAATGAACCGTTGGCAGCTCGCGGGCCTCGTGCCCCTCCTGGCCCTGACGTGTGGCCTCAACGCCCTAACCCTGGGTCGCTACCTTTTCCTCGGGACGTTCTCGGCTCGCGCCGGTCGCTCCCTGCCTCGCGCGGCTCGCGTCATCGACGCCGGCTTTCGGCTCCTGGGGCAGACGGGCCATTGCGCGGCCCAGGCCAAGCGGGAGGACGCCCACGGGGGCAACGTGTGGCGCGCATGGCTGGCCGAGTGGCAGGGCCGCCGCCTGGGGGTCGCCGCATGACGCCCGTTGTTTCCGCCATGCTGTTGGCCGTCGCTGCGGCCCTGGCTGTCCTCCTGTTCGACCTCCTGCGGCATCGTGGCGCGTTCCACACGGGCCGCCGTCGCATCGTCCGTTGTCTGTGGGCCTCCGACCGCATCGCCGCGCGCATGGCCCGTTGGCTGCGTCGGGGGAACCGTTGTTTCTCCTGTGCCTCCCGCATGACGGAGGACGAGCGCGAGTATTACGGCACGGCCTGCGAAGCGTGCGAGGGCCGCGATATGGCCGAGGGGAGGGGTTGCCATGGGTAATCCGTCATACCCCGCCGCCGCGTCGTTCGCCGACGACCGTAGCTTGCGCGTGCCGGCCGGAAAGGTCGTCAAGTCCGGCTACGTCAGCGTCTGGAAATGCCAGCTCGCCAACCGTGAGCGAATGGCCGTCGGCGACGTGGCCGGCGCGTTCGGCAAGCTCCTACAGCTCGGCGAGGACTCGTTGCACCCCTGCCCGAATGGTCATTGGGAGGGCGACGAGTTCGTCATACACGACGGCCGCCACGAGTACCTAGCGTCCCTCATGCTGGGCCGGCAAACCATCCTCGTTGCGTGGGTCGAATGACCGACAATTGGTACGACGACTGCGACGGGGATTACCGGCGTATAACGGCGGCCCCTAGCGACCGCGCGCCCCCGCCCGAGGACGAGGACGCCGACAAGCCCGCCGAGCGCGACCCAGGCGAATAACGAGGCGTATATTTGACGGACCCTCGCGCAACCCCGCGTCGCCGTTCGACTTTCTCGTTTCGCGAATCCCGAAAATAGCCGCCCATGCAAACGCCCCGCCTGCCCGTCCCGTTCGACTTTCGGAATCCCGACTACGCCGCCGTCTTTAACCATCGGCTCGGCGTCCTGCAACGCCTGCGGCAAGGCGACGCCAAGGAACGGGCCGCGCGCCTGCGCTACCTGTTGGCGTTCTACCGCGAGAACCCTATTCAATTCGTAATTGATTGGGGCTGCACGTATGACCCCCGGTTGGCTGCAAAGAAACTGCCGGCCGTATTACCGTTCATGCTGTTCCCCCGGCAAATCGAATGGATGCAATTCGTTATCGAATGCCTGGACGACGGCGAGGACGGTATAACGGAAAAGTCCCGCGACGTGGGCGCGTCGTGGCTGGCAATCTCGTTGAGCTGCGCGCTATGCATGTTCCGCGATAACTTCGCCGTCGGGTTCGGCTCGCGCAAAGAGGAATACGTAGACAAGCTCGGCGCACCGAAAAGCCTGTTCTACAAAGCCCGTATGTTCCTGCGGTTCCTGCCGCCCGAGTTCCGGCGCGAGTGGACGGAGGCCAAACACGGCCCGCATATGCGGTTGCTGTTCCCGTGGAACGGGTCAGTCATTACCGGCGAGGCCGGCGACAACATCGGGCGCGGCGACCGTACCTCGCTGCACTTTGTAGACGAGGCCGCGCACTTGGAACGGCCCGAGCTGGTCGAGGCGTCGCTGTCGGCCACGACGAATTGCCGTCAGGATATGTCGAGCGTAAACGGCTCGGCCAATCCCTTTGCGGTCAAGGCGAACGGCGGCGTCATACGGAAATTTACGTTCCATTGGCGCGACGACCCGCGCAAGGACGACAAGTGGTACGCCGCCCAGGTCGCCAAGCTGCCCCCGGTCGTCGTCGCCCAGGAAATCGACATTTCGTACACGGCCAGCGTTACCGGCGTCGTCATCCCGCAAGAGTGGGTACAGGCGGCAATCGACGCGCATACCGTCCTCGGCTTTGAGCCCTCGGGCGAGCGGGTCGGAGCGTTGGACGTGGCCGACGAGGGGGTAGACCTCAACTCGTTTGCCGCGCGCCGGGGCATCGTCCTTGACTACGTCGAGGCATGGAGCGGCAAGGGCTCGGACCTGTTCTCGACGGTCGAGCGGACCTATGCGACGTGCGACGCCGAGAACGTCCTACGGTTCCGGTATGACGCGGACGGCCTGGGCGCGGGCGTGCGGGGCGATGCGCGCGTCCTCAACGAGCGTCGGGCACCCCAGGGCCTGCCAGCCCTCGACGCGGAGCCCTGGCGCGGCTCGGGCGCGGTCGTGAACCCCGAGGGGACCATTCCGACGGCGTCGAGCGACCCCGACGACAAGGACGACCGCACGAACGACGACTACTTTAAAAACGCCAAGGCCCAAGGCTGGTTTGAGCTGCGCGTTCGGTTCCAACGCACGTTCCGCGCGGTCAACATGGCAAAGGCTGGCGAGGATTGGCGCAAGGCGTATGACGCGGACGACCTCATTTCGCTTAGCCGGCAAATGCCCCGACTCGGCGAGCTTTGCTTGCAATTGAGCCAACCGACCTACTCGCTCAACCCCGCCGGGAAAATCATCATCGACAAAGCCCCCGACGGCGCGAAGTCGCCAAACGATGCCGACGCCGCTATGATTCTGTACGCGCCGGCCGAGCGTAAGCCGCGCAGTTTCTTTGACTGACGAGGGGTAATTACATGCTAGGTCGCTTTTTCCGTTGGCTGTTTACGCCGCCCGCCCCCGCCCAGGTCGTGGACGCTGAGCCCGTGGCCGACCGCCCGGCCTCGTTCTTTACCTCCGACCTCGACGGGCCGATTCGCAACCGGGACGAGCTGGTCGCGGTCATCCAACAACGGTCTATCCCCGTGCAGCCCCAGGCGTTCAAGGTTTACGGCCTGGACGGCGTCGCCATGGACTCGGCCGGCGGCGACCTCGCGATGAGCGCGAAAGCGGCGTTCCAGCTCGCGGGGGCCAACGTCCCCGACGCGCAACTCCTGTGGTTCGCGAGCCAAGGGTTTATCGGGTTCCAGCTCTGCGCGCTCCTGTCCCAACAATGGCTCATCGACAAGGCATGCACGATTCCCGCGCGTGACGCCATCCGCAACGGCTACCGTATTACGTCCACGTCGGGCGACGTTGCGCCGGAAATCCTCGCCAAGCTGGAGGCGGCCGACAAGCGTTACGGCATCAAACAGCAATGCCGCGAGCTGGTCCGAGGGGCGCGCGTGTTCGGCATCCGCATTGCGATTTTCAAGGTCGATAGCCCCGACCCCAAGTATTACGAGAACCCGTTTAACCCCGACGGCATCCGGCCGGGGAGCTACCGGGGAATCGTGCAGGTAGACCCCTATTGGTGCGTACCCGAGCTGTCGATGGCCGGCGCGTCGGACCCGTCCTCGGCCGACTTTTACGAGCCGACGTATTGGGTCATCCGGGGCCAGCGTTACCACCGCTCGCACTTGGTCATCGTGCGCGGCCCCGAGGTTCCCGACGTTCTCAAGCCGTCATACCAATTCGCCGGAATCTCCCTCGTCCAACGTATTTACGAGCGCGTTTACGCGGCCGAGCGTACCGCCAACGAGGGGCCGCAACTGGCCCTCACAAAACGGGCCATGGTGTTTTACACCGACACAGGCAAGGCCCTGGCCGACCAAGGCAAATTCCAAGAACGGCTCGCGACGTGGGCGTCATACCGCGATAACTACGGCGTCAAGGTCGCGGACAAGGACGGCGACAAGGTCGAGCAACACGATACGGCGTTGGGCGACTTTGACCAAACCGTCATGACGCAATACCAACTCGTCGCGGCAATCGCCAACGTCCCGGCGACAAAGCTACTCGGCACGACGCCTAAGGGTTTCAACAGCTCGGGCGATTACGAGGCCGACGCGTACCACGAGGAATTAGAGAGCATCCAGACAAACGATATGGGGCCGCTCGTCAGCCGCCACCATATTTGCGTCATACGCTCGGAGATTGCGCCGGCCGCAGGCGTGGCCCCGTTCGGCGTGGTCGTGGATTGGAACCCGACCGACAGCCCCAGCGCGAAAGACGAGGCCGAGATTCGCAAAATCGACGCCGAGCGCGATAAAGCGTTGGTCGATGCCGGGGCAATCGATGGTATGGACGTTCGCGCCCGGCTCGTCGCCGACCCCAAGAGCGGGTATGACGGCCTCGTCATGCCGGCGGCCGAGCCGACCCCCGAGGTTGACGCACCGCCCGCCACGCCTGCGACGACGGCCCTCGACGCGGCCGATTGGGACGCGGTCACGGGCGTTTACGCCGAGGCCGAGCTGATTACGAACCAATCGTTCATTGATGACGCCATCGTCGCGGCGAAAATCGCGGCGCAGGACTTTACCGTCCAACTGTCGCCCGAGTTCGTCACGCCGGCCGGTAAACGCGTTCGCGTGGTCATCGACGGACACCACAGCTTGGCGGCGGCCGTCCGCTCGGGTAATGTCCCGGTGTTCGTTGAATCCAACTACGCGGGCAGCGACTACCGCAACGCCCTAACCCAACTGCCGGCATTCGGCGCGGAGCTGACCGTATGACGCTCGCCCTCCTGTCCTCCCTGAGCTTTTGCGGGGCCGTGTGGCTCGCGGCCTCGGGCCTCTGCGCGGCGTTTTGGTACGTCGTCCTGTGAACCCCGCCCTCGTCATCGGTTGGACCCTGGCGAGCCGGCGATTTGCCAGCTCGCTGGCGGCCGTGTGGCTCCTGGCAGTAACCCCCGTCGAACTATGCCCGCCCGTCGCCCCCCGCCGCTCCTGACCAAAGCGAGGCACGCGCACGCCGCGAGCCGCAAGGTCGCCCCGCAGTTCAAGGGCTCGCCGCTGCGGAATAACGCGGCCGTCGAGTCGCGGTACGTCATCGCGTTGCAATCCCTCTGCGCGCAAATGACGGCCCAGGTCAACCGCGAAGTATTACGGCTGTTCCGCTCGGACGCAGCCGGCGCGCACTTCGCGACCGACGCCGCAGGCCCAGGGCCGAACGCCAACATCGGCTCGCAAGCCCGTATCCTCGTGCGGTCGCTGGAGAAACGGTTTACGGCCCTGTTCGCCAAGCGAGCCCCGCGCATCGCCGAGCAAATGGCGGCCGGCGCGGAGGCGGCCAGTAAGACGGCCCTACACGGCAGCTTGCAGAAAATGACGGGCGGCCTCTCGCTGAAAACGTCCCTCATGACGCCGCAGCTCAAGGCCGTTTACCGCGCCCAGGTCGCCGCGAACGTGGGCCTCATCAAAACCATTGCGACCGAATACCTCCAGAAAGTGGAGGGGGCCGTAATGCGGTCGATTACCACGGGGCGCGGCCTGCAAGACCTCGTGCTGGCGTTGGAGCAATACGAGGGCTACACGCACCGCAAGGCCAAGAACGTTGCCCTCGACCAAACCCGCAAAACGTATAACGCAATCAATAAAGGCCGGATGACGGCCATTGGAATTGCCGAGTACGAGTGGATACACTCGGGCGGCGGGGCGGAACCGCGCGAGCTGCATGTTTCGTATGACGGCCAAATTTTCCGGTTTGACGACCCGCCGGTAATTGACGAACGCACGGGCGAGCGCGGCATTCCGGGCCAAGCCCCCAACTGCAAATGCACCATGCGCCCCGTATTTCGCTTTACCGAGTCCGAGGAATAGGATTACACTCGCGCCCGTGGGGGCCAACAACCCCGGCGACCGATAACGGAAAATGACCCAACGTATTACGGATTCAAACGGTTGGTTTGAAGTGAAACGCAACCCGCTGTCGCGGGTCGGCGTCTTTCCGTACCGTGGGTCGTCCGTGGGCCTGACCGGGCCGGACGCCGACAAGGTCGTTCGCGTTTACCGCCCCGAGGCCGAGCTGTCCGCGCCCGAATGCCTGGAATCGTTCAAGCTGTTGCCGTGGGTTGACGAGCATACGTTGCTCGGCCCCGACGAGGGACAGACGCCGGCCGAGGCAAAGGGCGTGCATGGGGTCATCGGCGAGGACGTGTTTTACGACTCGGGCGTCCTCTACGGTAATATCAAGGCGTTTTCAAATTCGCTGGGACGGCTCATTGAGGCTGGGAAAAAACAGCTCTCGGCGGGCTATCGCTGCGTTTACGATTGGACGGCGGGCGTTTTCAACGGGCAACCGTATGACTGCGTCCAACGCCAAATCCGAGGCAATCACCTTGCCTTGGTTACAGAGGGTCGCATGGGGCCATCCGTGGCCGTAATGGACTCGTTAACTTTCACGTTCGACGCACAGGAGGCCATTCCTATGGACCCGGAAAAGAAAGACGGCGAAGGGGAAATGACCCTGAGCCAAATCGCCGCGCTGGTGAAATCCTTTGGCCCGCAAATCGCGGCCATCAATGAGGCAATCGCCACGCTGGGCAAGCCCGCCGCCACCGCTGCCGCTCCCGCCGACGGCGCGAAGCCGGGTGACGGCACGACCCCCAACCCGAACCCGGAACAGCCGGCCGCCGACAAGGTCGCCGCCGCTGCCATGGACGCCGCGTTGGCCCCCATCCGTACCGCCGTGGACGCGCTGACCAAGTCGGTTGCCACCATGGACGCCGCGTTGCAGGCCATGCCCGCCAAGCTCGCGACCGACACGGCCGCCCGCGACAAGCTGGCCTCCCGCCTGGGCGCGCACGTCGGCACGTTCGACGCCGCCGACAAGACGCTGTCGCAGGTCGCCGTTTACGGCTGCGAAAAGCTGGGCCTCAAGGTCGCCACCGGCTCCGAGCTGGTCGCCGTCGAGTCCTACCTGACCGCCGCCGAAAAGGCCCCCGCCGCCGTCGTGCGTACCGGCATGGATGCCGCGCCGACCGCCGGGTCCGGTTCCTTCGTGGACCGCCATATCGCCGGCACCGCCGCCAAGTAACCCCCAGGAGCAAGCAACATGACCCGCTCTCGTTTCGCCTCCCTCGCCATCGCTGCCGCCCTGTGCGGCGCGGCGGCCCTCGCTGCCGGCCCCGTGGCCGTCGTGGCGGTCCTGCCCCTGGCCCTCGTGGTCCTCGTGGCTCCGATGCTGTCGGCATCCAACCCCGACGCGCACCGTCGCACGCGCAACCTGCCGCACTGGCTGACCGTGGCCCTCTACCGGGCCGAGGCGTTCGGCATCCGCACGCGCAACAAGCTGGGCGCGGCGTTCTTCGCGTTCCAAGTCCGCTCGGGCGCGGTCCTGTGCATGGCGTTCCCCGGCAGCGTGACCACTGACCTCGCTTTCGGCATCGTCGGCGAGCTGGCCGCCGACGGCCCGATGCGAGCCCAGGCCGCGCGCATTTCCCACGGCACCGCCGCTGACATCGTCGTCGGTCGCTGGTTCACCCTGGCAGCGGACGGCACCGCGCGACCCGGCGGCGCGGGCGCGCTCGGCGGCTTGCTCATGAACCCGAAAAACTACGTCAACGGAGGCACGGGCGGCAACGCGCTGGCCCCGAGCATGACGCTCGTTACCGGCACGGTCGGCGAGTTCGGCTACATGGGCCAATTCATCGTCGCGGCTCCCGCTGCCGTGGCCCTGGGCAACCCGGCCAAGTACGACACCACGACCGGCGTTATCGGCGTCGGTGCCCCCGGTGCCGGTGAGGCCGCCATCCCGAACTCGCGGTTCATCCGCGTGGCGAACGCTGCCGCCGGCCTCGCCGTGCTGGAACTGACCAACTAATCCGCAGGAGCTGCCATCATGAAACTTTCGCAAGTGCATTCCGCCATCCCGGCCGCTCGCTGCGTGCCGCTGGTCATGACCGCCGAGGACGCGGCCCACTACGGCGACCTCGCCAAGCTGGGTATTCACCTGTCCCCGGTGCGCGTCGCCGCCATGGCCGCCGGCCTGGGCATGGACGATACGCAGGGCCTGCAAACGACCGTGTCCGTCGCGGCCCCGGTGCAGTTCCTGCAAACGTGGCTCCCCGGCTTCGTTCGCACGATGACCCAGGCCCGCAAGATTGACGACCTCATCGGCCTGCAAGTCGTCGGCGCGTGGGAGGACGAGGAAATCGTGCAGGGCATCATGGAGCCGACCGCGTCCGCCGGCCTGTACTCCGATGCCGGCCCGGTCCCGCTGTCCGGCTGGAACGTCGCTTACGAGCGGCGCACCGTGATTCGTTTCGAGCAAGGGATGCAAGTCGGCGTGCTGGAAGAGGCCCGCGCCGCGCGCATCAAGGCCAACACCGCCGCCGAAAAGCGGTCGGCCGCCGCCCTGTCGCTGGAAATCAACCGCAACCGCATCGGCTTCTACGGCTACAACGCGGGCGCGAACCGGACCTACGGTTTCCTCAACGACCCGTCGTTGCCCGCCTACTCCAACGCCCCGAACGGCGGCGCGGGTACGGCCACCTGGGCGACCAAGGTCTACAAGGAAATCATCGCCGACATTCGCGGACTCGCGCAGGGCCTGCGGACCTCCATGGGCGACCAGTTCGACCCCGAGAAAGACGCGTGGACCCTGGCCCTCGCGACGAACGTGGTCGAGTACCTGGGCGTCGTGTCCGACTTCGGCGTCAGCGTCCGCCAGTGGCTGCGCGACACGTACCCGGCCTGCACGCCCAAGAGCGCGCCCGAGCTGAACGGAGCCAACGGCGGCGCGAACGTGGCCTACGCCTACGCCGACAAGGTCGAGGACGGCGCGAGCGATGACAGCCGCGTGTGGGCGCAGCTCGTGCCCTCCAAGTTCCAGACCATCGGCGTCGCCAAGGATGCGAAAGGCTACGTCGAGGACTACTCCAACGCCCTGGCCGGCGTCATGTGCAAGCGTCCCTATGCCGTCAAGCGGCTGTCGGGCATCTAAGCCGTAATACGGCGGAAAGGTAAGGCATCGCCATGGCTGCAAAGCTCTTGTGCGTTTTCTCCACTCTCGCGGCTCCGGTCGAGTACACCGACTGGAAAGTCGGCGAGAACGGGGTTCCCGTGTCGCAAGGCTCCGTCCTCATCAAAGGGGGCGCAGGCGTCGCGAACGAGAACATCCAGACGCCGCGCGGCGTGGCAACGATGGTGACGGAGGCGCAAGCCGAAATCCTCAAGCGGAACACGCTGTTCAAGCTGCACGAGAAAAACGGCTTCGTCGCCCTCGACTCCGTCGAGCGTCCGCCGTCCTCGGATGACGTGGAGAACGCCGCCGCCGGCCTGCAAGGTCGCGACACGTCCGCGCCCCTGGTCCCCGAGGACTTCACGGCCAACGGCCAAGCCGCCCCGACCGGCGGCGGCAAGGCCAAGGCGCGCAAGTAAGCCGGGCCTACCCGCCCATGCGAGCAACGCCGGGGGCCACAAACCCCCGGCGTTTTTCTTTGAAAAGGTAATACGCCATGGCCGACCAAGTCACTCTCGACCCCGCCACTTTTCGCGCGCTGTTCCCCGAGTTCGCGGCGCAGACTGACGAGGCGTTGCAAATCCGCTGGGACAACGAGGCGACGGCCTACGTCAGCGCGGACAACTGCGGCGACCTCACGGGCACCAAGCGGGCCTATGCCGTGCAACTCATGCTCGCGCACCTGTTGCGGCTGTCCGCGATGGCCGTCGAGAACCCGAGCGGCCCGGCCGGCGTGGTCACGGCCGCGACCATCGACAAAGTTTCCGTGACCCAGGCCCCTCCCCCCGTGTCGGCGGGCGACGCCTGGGGCCACTGGCTGCAACAGACGCCCTATGGCGGGCAACTGGCGGCCTACCTCAAGCGGCAAGCCGTCGGCGGCTTCTACGTCGGCGGGCACCCCGAGCGCGCGGCGTTCCGCAAGGCCGGCGGCGTGTTCTAACGTGGCAAAGGTCCGTCATACGCCGGGACCGGGGGCCAAGGCCCTAGCGGTCGCAATCAAGGGCCTACAGGGGCAACAGGCGCGCGTCGGCTGGTTCCCCTCGGCCAAGTATGAGAACGGAACGCCGGTCGCCCTCGTGGCCGTCGTGCAGGAGTACGGGAGCCCGTCGAAAGGGATTCCCCCGCGCCCGTTCATGCGGACCACGGCCGACGAAAAGCGGGCCGAGTGGCAGCGCGATAGCCACGTCCTCGCGAAAGCCGTCGTAAACGGCACCATGGCCCCCGACGCAGTATTGCAAGGGCTCGCGCAGAAAGCCGAGGGCGACGTTCGCCGGGCAATTTCCAAGGTATCGACACCGCCCCTGAGTGAGCGGACAATAGCCGCACGCGCCCGCCGGCACTCCAAGGGCAAGGCGTCAACGAAACCCCTTGTCGATACGGGCCTACTTTTGAATACGTTAACGTCACAGGTCGGGAAAAAATGAACCTCCTAGCGATGGCTCAACGCGTCATTCCGCCCCAGGCCGTGACCTGGGAGCGCATGACCGGCCGCGCGGAGAACGCCGCCGGCTACACCGTCCCGACCTACGCGCCGGCCGTGCCCATTCGCGGCAACGTGCAGCCCGTCCCGCAGACCAAGTACCAAGCCCTCGGGCTCGACTTCAACCGCGAATACGTCACGCTCCACACGCCTGCCGGCGTGGTCGCCGTTGGCCGCGACGAGTCGGGCGACCGAATCACGTATAACGGCGCGACCTATCTTTGCGAGTCCTTGACCGATTGGAGCGGGCAAGCGGGTTGGGTCGCCGTCGTCGCCGTCAAGGTTTCCGCATGACCGACAACCAACTGTTTACGCTGATTCGCTCCGTCCTCCTGGCCGGCGTCGAGGCCCGCGACTCGCTGCCCGCGCTGCGCGTGGCCCGGTCGTTCCAGCCTGAGCAACAGGGGGCCAACAGCGAGCCGACCGTTTACGTATTCAAGCTGTCGGACAAGCGAGTCGGTAGCCCGTGGACGAAATACGAGTGGAACACGGAACAGCAACGAATGGACGCCCTGGACGAGCGCGTCTACGTTACGACGTTCCAAGCGTCTGTCCTCATGGACGAGACAACCGACCCCGAGGCGTTAACGCCGGGGGACGTTGCCGTAGAGCTTGCTGCTATCATGCAATCCGACGAGGCGTTGGCCGCGCTGCGGGCGGAATGCGTAGGGATTGTTCGGGTCGGGGACGTTGTCTCAAATCCGTATGACGTAAACGACCGGGGCCGCTACCAAGCGAGTCCGTCGTTTGACTTCGTGTTGTCGCACAAACGCCGCCGCGATTACGTAGCGGAACACGCGACGAGCATTGAGGGCGCTATCCACAGGGTCTAACTTAGGAGAACTGACCATGATTCCGTTTCGCCGGTACGTTGACATTACCTCGGGAGTGGGGGGCGGGGCCGGCGTGCGGCTGCGCGACCTCATTACCCGGCTTTTCGTGACGAACGAACTCGTCCCGCCGGGCTCGCAAATCGAGTTCGCCGACGCCGACGCGGTCGGGGCTTACTTCGGCACCGCGAGCGACGAGTACAAACGCGCGGCGTTTTACTTCGGCTTCATTTCCAAGAACATCACCAAGCCCAACAAGCTGTCGATTGCTCGTTGGGTTGACGCCGCCGTCGTGCCGAAAATCTTTGGCAGCAAGACGGCAAAGGCCCTGGCGACGTTTACGGCGGTCGCGAACGGCTCGCTCGTCCTGACCCTGGGCGCGCAGACGGCCAACGTCGCAGCCGTGAACCTGACCGGCGCGGCCTCCCTCGCAGCCGTGGCGACCACGCTGCAAGCCGCCATCCGTGCCGCCGCCGGGGCGCAGTTCGCCGCCGCGACCGTCACGTATGACGCGACGACCAACCGTTTCAACTTCGCCGGCTCGACCGCCGAGGCCGCCGCAATCGTCGTGGGCGTGCCCGGTGCCGGGACCGACCTCGCGCCGCTCCTGGGCTGGACCGCCGCAAGCGGGGCCATCCTCTGCAACGGCTCGGGCGTCGAAACCCTGTCGGCCTGCCTCGCCGCGTCCGTCGAGCTGTCCAACAACTTCGGTTCGTTCCTGTTCGCGTCGAACCTGACCGCCGAGCAAGTCGCCGAGGTCGCGACGTGGAACGACACGCAAAACAATGCGTTCATGTACCTGCAACGCGTGACGGCCGCCGACGCTGCGACCATCGCCGCCGCCGTGCAGGGCCTGTCCGGCGTGGGCCTGACGCTGTCGCCGCTCGCGACCGAGTACCCGGCCATGCTGCCCGGCATGGTGCTGGCCGCGACCGACTACACGCGCCGCAACGCGACGCAAAACTATATGTACCAACAAGCGGCCCTGACGCCGTCGGTACTGACCGCCGCCCTCGCCGACGTGTACGACGGCCTGCGCGTGAACTACTACGGCCGCACGCAAGCCGCCGGCCAGCTCATCGACTTCTACCAACGCGGGACGCTCTCGGGCCTCGCGACGGACGCGGTCGATATGAACGTTTACGCCAATGAAATTTGGCTCAAGGACGCGGCCGGCGCGGCGATTCTGTCGCTCCTGCTGTCGCTCGCCAAGGTCAGCGCGAACACGACCGGCCGCGCGCAGCTCGTCGCGACGCTCTCGACCATCATCGCGCAAGCCGTGTCGAACGGCGTCGTCAGCGTGGGCAAGACGCTGTCGGTCCAACAACGGCTCTACGTGGCGCAAATCACGGGCGACGAGCTGGCGTGGCAGCAAGTGCAAAACCTGGGCTACTGGCTCGACTGCGTCATGCAGCCGTACACCACGGGCGACGGCCGGACGGAATGGAAAGCCGTCTACACGCTCGTTTACGGCAAGGACGACACGATTCGCAAGGTCGAGGGCTCGCACGTTCTCATCTAACCCAGCAACCCAGGAGCAAACACCATGCAAGACGTTTCCGGTTTCGGCGCGAAAGTCCAAGTCGTCGCCGACAAAACCTTTCCCTCGGGGTTCTCCCTGTCGCAGTTCGCGGACGATACGGACCCGTTCGACCTGCCGAGCCAGCAAATCGCCGAAACGGCGATGGGCCTGAACGGCGACCTCATTTCGTGGAGCAAGGCGACGCCCGCGAAAATCTCCGTCGCCGTCGTGCCGGGCAGCGAGGACGACCGCAACTTGCAGGCCCTGTATGACGCGAACCGCGTCGGCAAGGGCAAGACGAGCGCGCGGGACAAGGTCACGATTACCGTTGCCTACCCCGACGGCAAGACCCTGACGCTCTCCGAGGGGCGGCTGACCGACGGCCCGCCCGGCGTGGGCGTGGCGAGCGCGGGCCGGCTCAAGACCTCGACGTACCAATTCGCGTTTGAGAACGTCGCCCGCGCGTAATACGCGCCAACCATCGCGGGGCCTGAGTGCCCCGCGTCATCGGAGCTGCCATGCTGCAACCCAAAGAGATTGAAGTCCCGACCCAGGCCGGCGGAAAGCTCGCCGTTACCCTGTCGAAGTTCCCCGCCATCGCCGGCCGCGAAATCATCGCCAAGTACCCGCTTACCGCAATGCCCAAGCTGGGCGACTACGCGGTCAACGAGGAAACGATGCTCAAGCTCATGGCCTACGTTGCCGTCACGCCCGCCGGCAGCGACAAGCCCTTGCAGCTCACGACGCGCGCTCTCATCGACAACCACGTTCCCGATTGGGAAACGCTGGCGCGAATCGAAATCGCGATGATGGAGTACAACGTAAGTTTTTTCGGGAACGGGCGAGCCTTGGGTTCCTTAGAGGGTATCGCCCAAAAGGGAGTCGCGTGGATTGTCCAAACGTTGACGGACTTGTCGCGGCAATCGTCAGCTCAGGGCAAGCGACCCTCCAAGAGCTGAGGACCGTTTACACGCTGGAGGATGCTCTAGACCTCTTTGAAGTCGTCGCGGTCAATCGGTATAACGAACACCTAGCCATGGAAGAGGCCAACCGCAAATGAGCATCCTCGACACGTTCTTTCTACTCTTTGAAGCCGACGCGTCCAAGCTGGACGACGCGTTGGGCAAGACGCGGAAAAAGGGCAAGGACACGGCCGACGAGCTTTCGCACGTTGACGCCGTCGCCCGCAAGCTGGGCCACACGCTGGGCGACCAACTGCGGCAGCTCGGGGGCGCGCTCCTGGGAGCCCTGGCCGTGCGCGCCATGAGCGAGCAAATGATGGCGGCGGCGGAACACGCGGACAAGCTCAACGAGTCCGCCGAACGCCTGGGCCTCAATATCGAACAGCTCTCGGCGTGGGGCGACCTGACCAAGAAAAACGGCGGCTCGCTGGAGGCGTTTACGGGCGGTATCGAAGCCTTTAACCGGCAGCTCGTGCAAATGGAGGCCACGGGCAAGAGCCGCGCCGCGCCGTTCCTGAAAGAGCTTGGCATTGACCTTGAGGCCGCCGCCAACAAGGGCAAGACGGCAATGGACTTTCTGCCGGACCTAGCCGACGCGTTCAAGGGCATGGACGGCCAGAAAGCCCAGGCCCTGGGCGCGCGGCTCGGCCTGGACGCCGCAACCATCATGACGCTACAGGCAGGCCGGCGCGAGGTCGAGGCCCTGTTGGAGAAAGAGCGCGAGTTGGGGGTAGTGACCAAGGAACAAGGCGAAATCGCGGACAAGTTCGGCGACACGCTGGACGACACGAAACACGCTTTCCGCTCCATGTGGACGGAGGTAGCGACGGCCGTATTACCGGCCCTGACGTGGTTCCTTGAAAAGTTCCAGTCAGTCGCCCTCTTCATGCGGAAACACTCGGACTTTATCGTCGGCCTCATGATCGCGATTGGCGCGGCCGTGGCGTTCTACGTCATCCCGCCGCTACTGTCGGCCGCCGCCGCCGCGATTGTCGCGTTCGCGCCGTTCCTGTTGCTCGGGGCCATCGTCGCCGGCCTCGCCGTGGCGTTCGCCTTGCTGTATGACGACGTACAGAATTTCATCAAAGGCAACGACAGCGCGATAGGCGAAATCCTGCAACGCTGGCCGATGGTCGGCGAGATTGCAAAGGCCCTGGCCGGCGTGTTCCGGTTCCTGTGGGACGTGGCCGCCGGCCTCCTGCAATTCCTCGTGACCATGTGGGCGAGCCCGACCGAGGCATGGGACGCGTTCGTTACCAACATCGTTGACGGCGTCGAGCGGCTGTTGGAGCTGTTCCCCTCCCTGGGCGAAACGCTGCGCGACGTGGTCGGATGGTTCGGCAAGGCATGGGAGCTGGCCGGCAAGCTGGGCTCCGTCATCGGCGGGGCCATGGGCGGCGGCCTGGGCGGGAACGCGGCCATCGCTGAGGGGGTGCGCGCGGGGCAATCACAGCTCGGCATCGCGTCGTCGTCCCCCGTGGGGTCGGTCACGTCGGCCGCCATCAGCAACACGCGCGGCGGCGACCGGAGCGTCAAGGTCGAAAAGGTCGAGGTTCACACGCAGGCCACGGACGCCCAGGGCATCGCCCGAGGCATCGGCGGCGCGCTCGGGTCGCAAATGCGCGGCGCGGCGAGCCAGTTTGACGACGGAGTATTGGCGTAATGGCAACCGATGTTGTATGCGTCCTCGACGCGAACCTGTCGCAAGTCTTTGCGACCGCGCGGCCGATTAAGGCCGTCATCAAAGAGGAATCCAAGGCGATGGAACACCCGTTGGAAACGGGGGCCATCGTCACGGACCATCGCGTAATACTGCCGGTCGAAATCGAATTGTCCTTGGTGCTGTCCGCCGAGGACTACCGGGGCACGTACCGCCAAATCCGCGACCTGTTCTACAAAGGCGAACTCTTGACCGTGCAGACGCGGACGGAGTCGTACCGGAGCATGGTTATCGCGAGCATGCCGCACGAGGAAAACGCCGACGCGTTCGACGTGGTCATGCAGGCCCTTACGCTCAAAGAGGCGCAATACGTCGAGGCACAGTTTACGGACGCCAAGGTCGCCCGCCCGCGCGACTCGCGCACCGTGCAGCGCGGCGAGCAACAACCCAAGGCCGCCCCCGAGCGCGGCGGCTCCATTCTGTCGAGGCTGTTCAAATGATGGAAATTCCGTTGCAGGCCGTCGCGAACCAATCGCTTACCGTGACCCTGGAGGGTTCGCGGTTCGCGCTGACGCTCAAGGAAACGCACGGCGTCATGGCCCTTGACGTGGAGCGCGACGGCGTCGAGCTGTTGCGCGGGCATCGCATTGTGCCCGCCGCACCGCTCCTGCCATATCGGTTCTTGCAGGACGGCGGGAACTTCGTCCTCCTGACTGAGAACGACGAGCTACCGTATTACACGCAATTCGGGTTCTCGCAACAGCTCGTCTACTTGACGGCGGCCGAGGTCGCGGCCCTCAAGGGGTAAGCCGTGGCAACCGACCTTGACTCGCGCATCGTGCGCGTAAGCATTGAGATTGCCGGCCAGCTCAAGACGTTTGACGGCCTCGCGGTCGTGGCGTCCGGGACCAAGTACGCCAACGCGAATCAAAACGACTGCGAGGTCAAAATTACGAACCTCGCACGCTCGACGCGGGACTACCTCATTACCGAGGCGTCGCCGTATAACAAGTCGGGCCAGCGTAAGCGGCTGATTGTCGAGGCCGGGCGCACGTCTACGGGCGTGTCTACCGTGTTTGTCGGCGACATTACGGCCGCGACCGTGAGCCAGCCGCCGGACGTGGTCGTCACGCTCAAGGCCGCCACGGGCGATTACGATAAAGGCAACGTAATACAACGCTCGTTGCCGGGTACGTGCGCGCTTTCGCAGGTTGCCAAGCAAGTTGCCGGCGACCTGGGCTTGTCGCTCAACTTCCAATGCGCGGACAAGCAAATCGCGAACTACTCGTTTACGGGCGGGGCTCTGCGTCAGGTTGACCAACTCGGGGCGGCGGGCCGCGTGAACGCGTTTGTCGATGACGGCGCGTTGATTCTCAAAAACTACGGAGCCCCGCTCGCCGGCTCGTCCCGCGTCCTCAACTTGGAAACCGGCATGGTCGGTATCCCCGAGTTCACGGAGCGCGGGATTAAAGTCAAAATGTTATACGACAACCAAACCAAGCTCGGCTCGGGCCTGGAGGTTTCCTCTGTCCTCAACCCGGCGGCCAACGGGTCATATACCGTCTATAAGCTGGGGTTTGAGCTGGCGAGTCGCGACACGCCGTTTTACCTCATCGCCGAGGCTCAGCGCGCCGACGGCACGTTGCCCAACCCGCAGCCGAAAAAGGCGACGCAATGACGACCGAACACGCCCAACCATCCGGCGACCCGGCCGACGACGACAGCTTGGCCGGCACGCTGCGGGCCGCGTTCCGCAAGTTCATGCAGCAAACGGACGATATGTTGCCGGCCCGCGTGGTCGCGTTCGACCGGGACAAGAACCGCGCAACCGTCGCGCCGCTCGTGTCGCTCCTGACGACCGACGGCCGCACCGTGCAGCGCGCCCAGGTCGCGAGCGTGCCTGTCATGCAGTTTGGCGGCGGCGGGGTCGTCCTGAATTTCAACCTCAAGCCGGGCGACCTGGGATGGCTCAAGGCGAGTGACCGCGATATTTCGCTGTTCCTGCAATCGTATAACGCGTCGCAGCCCAACACGCTGCGGATGCATACGTTCCAAGACGGGGTGTTCATCCCCGAGGTCATGCGCGGTTGGACGATTGCGGGAGAGGACGCCGAGCAAGCCGTTCTCCAGACGCTGGACGGCTCCGTTCGCGTGTCCCTGGGCGATGCCCGCTTGCGGCTGGCGTTCGACGCACATACGGTCACGCTTGACGGTTCGGGCGTCGTGGTCGAATCCGGCGGCCACAGCTTGGCGGTACGCCCGGCAGGCATTACCATTGCGGGGCCGACGACCATTACGGGCGGCCTCGTGGTTGACGGAATCACGTTCGGAAGTCACACGCATACCGGCGTGCAACCCGGCAGCGGCAACACTGGAGGGCCGCAGTAATGTCCTTGATGCTCGCCGTAAACGCGCAAAACGACCTCTACTTGGCGGCCGATGGGAACTTGGCCCGTAATACGGACCTCGACGCCATCGCCCAGGCCGCGCAACACGCCGCGCAAACGCAGCTCGGGGAAATGATTTATGCGACCGACGCGGGCGTTCCCAATTTCGATACCGTGTGGAACGGCTCGCCGAACCTGTCGCAGTTCGACGCGTTCTTGCGCCGCGCGGTCCTCGGGGTTGACGGCGTGCAACAAATCCTCGACCTTGACGTAACCACGGCGGCTAACGCCCTGCGCTACCGGGTCGTCATCCAAACTGTTTTCGGGACGGCGGTTCTCAATGGCTGATTACAACTACCTCACGCAAACGGGCGTCATCGTCCCCGACACGGCCGCAGTACAAGCCGAGGTCGAACAGGAGTACCGCGACGCCCTGGGGCAAAACCTCATCGTCAGCCCCAACACGCCGCAAGGCGTCCTCATTGCCGCCGAGGTTACGGCGCGCATGAGCGTATTACGCAATAACGCGTCGCTCGCGAACCAAATCAATCCAGACATTGCCGGCGGCGTGTTCCTCGACGCCCTGTGGCGGCTCACGGGCGGCGACCGGCGCGAGGCGACCAAGTCCGTTCTATCGGCCGTCGCCCTCACGGGGCAACCGGGGACGCTCATCCCGGCCGGCAGTACCGCCCTGACGACCGGGGGCGCACGGTTCGCCACGGCAATGGCCGTGACCCTTGGGCCGGGCGGAACGGCGGTCGTGGACTTCGTCGCCGAGGACTACGGCCCCGTCCCCGCGCCGGCCGAATCGCTCGTTACGGTTGAGTCCGCCGTCCTCGGCTGGGAAACCGTCAGCAACGGAACGTCGGCCGTCCTTGGGCGCAACCGCGAAACCGACGCCGAATCCCGACGCCGACGCCGCGACACGTTGGCCGCCCAGGGCGTCGCGCTGCCCGAGGCCATCGTTTCGGGGCTGTATGCGACCGAGGGCGTCCAATCGTTGCAGTTCCGCGAGAACGTCAAGGCGACGACGGAGACAATCGACGGGGTCGAAATGCTCCCCACGAGCGTTTACGTTTGCGTCAACGGAGGGACCGACGCGGACGTAGCGACAACGCTCCTGGCGAAAAAGTCCATGGGCTGCAACTGGAACGGGACCGTAACCGTAAACGTTGTCGAGCCCGCGAGCGGACAGAGCTATGCGGTCAAGTTCGACCGACCGACGAACGTTCCCGTCCTCGTCCGCGTGACGGCCCGCGCCGGGGGCGTGGCCGACCCGGTCGGGGCCGCACAAGCCGCGCTCCTGGCCTACGCGAACGGCAACCTCCTGGGCGAACGCGGCTTCGTGGTCGGCGGGGCCGTGTCGCCCTTTGAGCTGGCCGGCGCAGTCAACCGCGAGTCGCCGGGCCTGTACGTGCAGAAACTGGAGGTCGCATTGGCGTCGGACGGCGTTTACCAAACGTCCGAACTCGCCTTGGCCCTCAACGAGATTGCCACGCTCGACGCGTCGAGTATTACGGTTGTCCTGCTATGAGTACGCAAGCGTTCGACTTGTCGGTAGACCTCTTGCAGACACTGCTATGGCAGTACAACGAGGCGACCGCGCTGCAAACCTTGCTTGACCGTAAACAAAAATGGTTCGACAAGGTACAGCAATCATTCTGGACCGATTGGGTTAGCGACGTTTTCGACCTCACGACGGCGAACGAGTTTGGCCTGTCCGTGTGGGCGGCGATTCTCGACGTTCCCTTGGTCGTCGTCCCCGCCGAACAGTTGGAGAAACCCCTATTCGGGTTCGGCGCGTTGGGTAACGTCGGGTTTTCGCAAGGCAACTTCGCGTCCGCGCAAATGGTTTCCTCGCTGTTGCCCGAGCAACGTCGGCTCGTCCTGCGGCTGCGGTACTTTCAGCTCACGACGCGCGGGGCCGTGCCGGAAGTGAACGCGTTTCTCGCCCAAGTGTTCGGCGAGGGGACCGTTTACGTCGAGGACTTGGGCAACATGCAAGCGAGGTACGTATTCACCGTCAAGCCAAGCTCTGCCGTAGAATTGGTTTTGACCGAGTTTGACGTTCTCCCCAGGCCGGCGGGGGTCAGTGTCGAGTACGTCACGCCGTAGGAGCGTAATACATCATGAGCGCAACGCAAAAATTTTTCCGCTTCATTTGGGCGCAACTCGGCGACCGCGCGGCCGTGCCGGACACGACGCCCGTTGACGGCTCGGCCGGCTACCAAATCGGCTACGGTTTCGACTACCAACGCGCCCCGGACGACCCCCTCGTCAAGAACATTGAGCGCAACAAGTGGAACCAAGTCCTGTACGACATTACGTTGGGGCTGCGCCAGTATCAAACGATGGGCTTTCCCGAGTTCATCACGGATGCGGACAACGGCGGGTTCCCGTTCCCCTACGCCAAGAACGCGTGCGTCCGTTGGACGGATGGGCAAATCTACTTGTCCCTCGTGGACGCCAACACGACGACGCCGGCCGACCTGACGAAATGGCAACTCGCGCTCCTGGGCGCGGGCGTCGGCGGCGTGTCGTTCTTTCCCGCGTCGGCCCCTCCCCTGGGCTACATCAAAGCGAACGGCGCGCTCCTGTCGCGGGCTTCGTACCCGGTCCTGTGGGCCTACGCCCAGGCGTCCGGGAACATCGCCGTCAGCGATGGCGCGTGGCAGTCGGGCCAGTTCTCGCCCGGCGATGGCGTAAACACGTTTCGCATTCCCGACGCACGCGGCTACCATCCGCGCGCATGGGATGACGGCCGGGGTATCGACTCGGGCCGCGTGTTGGGCTCCGTGCAGTCCGACCAATTCCCGAGCCACGCGCACGGCGTAAACGACCCCTGGCACGCGCACGGCACGAGCGACCCCGGACACTTCCACGTCTACCAACGCGGCCCGCATACCGTGGACTATCAGCCGGGGACGATTCCTTACGGCAACTTCGGCGGCGGTACGCCGGACGACCAAGGCTATTTGTCCCAAACCGACGCGCGGGCAACAGGCGTGAGCGTCAACGCGGGGCCTACGGGCGTGAGCATCCAACCCGCCGGCGCGGGCTCCGAGACTCGCGTAAAGACGGTGGCTTGGCTGGCCTGTATCAAGTACCTGTAATACGGGGGACGCATGCAAATTTTCAATTACGAACCGCCGACCGGCCGCTACCTGGGCGCGAGCGAAGCCGACCCGGACCCGATGCGGCCGGGCGAGTGGCTGTTTCCTGCGTTCTCGACGCCCAAGGAACCGCCGAACGTGCCCGCCGGCCATGTGGCCGTGTTCGACCGTCAGCGCGACGCCTGGGGCGTGCAGGAGTTGCCGCCCGCCCAGGTCACGGCGGGCGACGCAGACCCCGCGACTCCCATCGGGGCCGCCCGCGTGCAACGTGACGCCCTGTTGCGTGCCTCGGATTGGGTCGTCCTGCGCGCGTATGAGCGCGGCGAGCCCGTTCCCGCTGCCTGGGCGTCCTACCGGCAGGCCCTGCGCGACGTTCCCTCGCAAGAGGGGTTCCCTGATTCCGTCAACTGGCCCGAGGCCCCCGCCGCATGACCACGCTACAAACCCTTTCCTCGGCCGTCAAGGTCGCGACCGACGCCGCCACGACTGCCACGGGGCAAGCCAACATCGCGACGCTTGCTCGCAAGGCCATCGACAAGGCGAACACGGAAGTCGCCGCCAACGCCGGGGCCGTGGCCGCTGCCGCAGCGGTCGCCGTTGCCATCAATAACCGGATTTACCCCGGCCTGTATAACGTTGACCCGGTCGAGCGGCCGGACGGCTCGGCCATCCAAGACGGCGACGTTTGTTCGCTCGTGTCGGGCGTCATGCGGGTTCGCATTGAGGGCGCGTGGCAGGATTGGACGACCGCGTCCGCCGCTGCCGCTGCCGCCGACGCATCGGACGCGTCCGACTCAGCCGGCGAGGCTGCCGACTCGGCGACCCTGTCGAGTCATTGGGCTACGCAAACCGGGGCCGACGTGACGGGTCAGCCCGCCGGCAGTCGCAGTGCCAAGAGCTGGTCGCAAGACAACCTCACCCCGACCGGGGCCAACCTGGGCGGCAGTGCCAAGGATTGGGCGCAGAGTGCGGACCTGCCCGACGGCGTCAACAAGTCGGCCAAGGGGTTTGCAGCGGACGCAGCGGCGGCGAAAGCCGGTATCGACAATCGCATTTACCCCGGCACGTTCGCGGTTGCTCCGGTCACGCGGCCTGACGGCTCGGCCATCCAAGGCGGGGACGTTTACTTTGATGCAAACACCCTGGCATATCGCTGGAACGGTGCCGCGTGGGTTGCGTCCGACATTAACACGGCCAACCTTGCCGCGAGTACGGGCGACTCGCTGTTGGGCACCGTGCGCGCCGACGCGGGCGCGGTCGCGCAGACGCAGCAAGACATTAACCGCGAGGTCGTCCGTATTACGGCGTTCCTGACGCCGCAACAGCGTACCGCGATGCGGACGAACAATTGGGCCGGCGTGGACATTACGGCGTTTACTGCGGCGGTCCAAGCTGCGATTTACGCCGCGCAGTTCAAGGAACTTGTAATTCCGACGCCGGCTTGGTTGAAAGTGAATCGCCCTCTCGTGTGGCGCGAATACACGACCATTCGCGGACAGGGCCTGCCGGCCAAGGACTTGGGCGTAAACATTTACCCCGACCTGTCGGTAGACTGGCATACGCTGTACCCCGACCAAGGCGTACTCACGGCCGATAAGTACCTGTTTGGCGACCCCAACTATCCGGCAATCACGGCGGGATTCTGGACGGGCGTAGGCAAGAACTTGCACCTTCGCCCCGACCTCGACGCCGCAAACTACGCCGCGTTTCGCTCGCGCGTGCCGGACTATGGCATCGTCATTTGGTGCCCTAACGAGTCCGTGTTGATGGAACACGTACAGGCCCTCAACTTCCAAAAAGCCAATTGGATGTGCGGCGGTACGTCCTCTGTCCCGACGTTCCTCCATTGCGTTGGCATGAGCGCGGGCAACGGGCAAAACACGACGTTTGGTGACGCCGTCACGCGGCCGGCGGCCCCGTTCGGTGCAGCCGTGACCGTGTATTTCGACGTTGGCAACGACACGACGCTGACCCTTGAGGCCGCGACGAACACCGACCTCGACACGCTCGCCCCCGGCGACTCGTTGACCATCAATGGCACGGCGTATAACGTGGCCGCCCTCGCGACCGCGACGACCGCAATCAACGAGCGAACCGTTATCGGCGGCGTGGTCACGACGGCGCGGTTCTATCGGCGGGTCACGCTTGGCGCGGCGGCTAACTTCAACGGTCGAATTTTCCCGGCCGGTATCTCGTTCCGCAACCATCCGAAACTCACGTTCGCCCCCGGCGTGGCGGCGGCGTTGGGCGGTCGCGGCAACGGGGGCTCGGCCCGTTTGTTCGGATTCTCGGGCGACAGTAACTCGGCCCTCATCTATTGCAGCGGCGGACAGTCCCTCGTCATCGTCGGCCCCAAGTCGGAGGGGAATAACAGTCTCCTGCACTGGTCGGGCTCCAACCTCGGCGGCGGTCGCGGTCACGCTGAAATCTCGGGCTATCGCGCCGACGGGTTCGGTACGTTCGACAGCGGCTTGATTCGTATTACGGGCAAAGCGCGCCCGTCTATCGTGGCCGGGACGGGTCAGGTCGTGGGCTATTCGCTCATCATGAACGATCAGACGTTGACCGGAGGGGCCGAACAGCTCACGACGGCGAGCCTTTACGGGCAAGGTTTCCTCTGCTACTGCCGCGACGGCAGCGAGATTGCCTCGTTCGGGTCCATTCGCACGAACGGCCTCATCATCGGCGACGGGAACACAAACGTCCCGATTGCGGATTGGATTGACGGCAGCGACACGACCCGCCGCATGCGTTGGGCGTGCAGCAACACGACCGAGGCGTATCGTTTCAGCGTCGGTGCCGCGAACAACAACGTTCTTACGGTCGGGTCGAGTACCGGGAGTAATACCTACCTGTGGGCGTATAACGGCGCGGCAACCGAAAAACTCTTGCGGCTCTACAACGTGAGCGGCGCGGCGGCGGTCATGATCGGCCAAAACGCGGCGCAACGGGTTAGCTTTTTCGGCGCGTCCCCCGTGACGCAACAGGCGTCGGCCCCGGCCGCGACGGATGCCGCGTCTACGCAGACCCTCGCAAACGCGCTGCGGACGGCCTTGTTAAACCTGGGCCTCATTGCGTAATACGCCGTAGCACGCAGAAAGGGCCGCCACTGTGCGGCCTTTTCTAATTCCGGGGTAGGTGCTATCCTACGGCCCCAATAGCACGAATATTGGGAGTCCGCAGCATGCCGAACAATCAGACGCCGGACTTACTCGTCCTGTTTACGCTCTTGCTCGGGGCCGTGTTCTCCCCCGCGCTGTCCGCCGTCCTCGCCCCGTACCTCGTCATCATCCTTGGTGCCCTCCTGGGCGCGGGGTGGGGCCTCAAGCGGCGCACCGCGCCCGCGTCCCATGGCGGCATGTTCGCGTTTACCGCCCTCATGCTCGGGACCGCTCTCGTTTTCACCATGCCGGCGGCCGTGTGGCTGCAACAGTACCTCGGCCCCGGCACCCTGCAATGGCTCTTGGCCCCCGTCGCCGTCATCATCGCCGCCATTGGCGAGGATTGGCCGCGCGTCGGGGCCTGGGCCATGGAGTTAGGCCGCCGCGTCATCAGCCGCAGAGCTGGCGCGGAATCCGAGTAAACGTCCGAGGGGACTCGCCACCATGACCACGACCGCGCAACTCTTGAACTTCGTAAACCTCGTCCTTTGCTTCGCCTACGGGCTGTCGGCAATGTGCCGGCTGGCCCGAATGCATGACCGCGTCGTCCTGCGCGTCGCCCTCGTGTACCTCGCGCTGTTCGTCGGCTCCGTCGTGTCGGGGCTGCAATTCTTTTTCTTCGGCACGTTCGCCGGCTGGCCCGACGTGGCCGCGTCCGCCGTCCTGTGCGGGCTCCTGTGGATGACGATGCACGAATGGCGCGAGGGGCCGCCGCCGTCCTCTTGCCTGGGGGCCTGACGTGTTCCCGGCAACCCCGGCCCAATGGGCGCATTTCCTGGGCGGCTGCGGCGTGAAACCGGCAGTCGCTGCCCTGTGGGCCGAGGCGTTCCACGCGGAATGCACCGCCGACCGTTTCAACCTGGGCGAGCGGGAGTTGGATGACTTCATGGCCGAGGCGTTGCACGAAACCGCGATGCTCACGGCCACGGCCGAAAACCTCAACTACACGCCGAACCGCATTCGCGAGCTTGGCCGCATCTATGGCCCTGGCTCGCGCTGGGCTCGCGCGGCGGCCGTCGCCCAGGAGCTGGCCGGCAACCCGCAAGACCTCGCGGAAACCCTCTACGGCGGCCGGTTCGGCAACGACTCGCCCGGCGACGGCTGGCGGTATCGCGGCCGGGGGATTCCGATGGTCACGTTCAAGGCCAATTACGCCCGCGTGGCCGCGTTGACGGGCCTCCCGCTGGTCGAGTTCCCCGAGCTGTTGGAGGACCGCGCCGTCGCCGTGCGCGTCGCCCTGGCATGGTGGGAGGACCGCATACCGGATGACGCCATCGACTACCCCGAGCGGACCCGCAAGCTCGTGCAGGGCGGACAGCTCGGCCTCGACCACACGCGGCAGCTCGCCGCAGCCGCACGCGAGGGCCTACGGGCGTTCGCATGAGCCCGGCCGACCTCATCCCCCCGCAGTACCGCGCGCTCGCCGTAGCGGGCCTCCTGGCGGCCGTGGCGGGCCTGGGCTTCGCCGGGGGCTGGACGGTCAACGGATGGCGGCTCGGGTCCGCCCTGGCCACGGCCAAGACCCAGGCCGCCGAGGACAAGGCAAAGGCCCTGGCCGCGACCGTCAAGCAACGGGACGAGGCCATCGCCGAGCGCGATCGCACGGCCCGCCAGCTCGCCGACGTGGACAAGACGGCGACCGACAACCTACGGAGATTGACCGATGAGAACGACCGTTTACGCGCTCGCGTGCGCGCTGGCTCTGTCGTCGTGCGCGTCCCTGGGGCCGTCTGCCCCGAGCGAGCCGCCGACGTGCCCCAAGCCCCCGCCGGTAGCGGCGTGGATTCTGGAACCGGAGCCGTCCTTACTCCTGCGGCTGGACAGGATTTTCTCGACCTCCGAGCCGCCGTCATCCGAGCCCAAGGCAAGCTCGACGCCTGCCAACAGTCGCTCGGGCGTATGACGGGCCAGCTCCCCTAGTTGTCTCCAAGGCCGGCGCAGTTGCCGCCTTTTCGCCGCCCTGGGGCAACCTGGGGCGGCTTTTTCACGCCAACCGTTTACGCAGCTCGCGGGCGATGCGCTCGCGGCCCGAGTCGCCGCACCAACGCAACCGGGACTCGTAATTGGCCCGCTCGCCCGTGCCCAGGGTCTGCAAGCGGTCCAAGAGCTGCGGTAGCTCGGCCTTGATTGCCTCGGCCTTGGCGTGGCGTTTGGCGCGTTGCAGCGCGCGGAACTCGGGCGAGTTCTTGATTCCGCGCACTAGGCCCGCGTCGCCGATTTTCTCGGCGCAGTCCATGCCGACCTCATGACGCTTACCGTCCGCGCTTTCGATTACTGCGGCGTAACGATTGGGCGTGCCGCAGTAGTTGCACGAGCCATCGCGGCAGACGTAGCCTACGCAACGGAACGGGGCCGTACCCATGCCGGCGCGTTGGAACAGGTGTTCCCCCTTGAGGGCGTCCGCGTCCTTGCGGCCGTACTCTATGTCGAACTCACGCGAACCGTTCATGCTCTGTTCTCCTGCCCCTGTGAACCGAGGCGCGTTGGCAGGAGTATAACGGATTCAAACGGACGAGGCGCAACTACCGTTCGTCGGACGGTCACGCCTTGCGGTAGCGGCGACCACGCCAGCCCCCGGCGGCCTTGATCGGCCACGGCTTGCCCTTGTAGACGGCCCAGGCCGGGAGCCGCGTCATTTCGGCCTCGTGCCCCTCGACGGAGCCCCAGCCCTGCGGAACCTCCGTAACGTCCTCGTCGTAAACGTGCAGGACGACCGCGTAGCCGGCGCGCTCAAGGTTCACGATTGCCGACCGCTGAATATCGCGGGCCGTGGCTTGAACGACGTTCTCGCACCATTTGCCCGAGTAAATGTACTGACGAATCCAGCCGGGCGGGCCGTTCTTGGGGTTGGTGTTGTACCCCTCGTAAGACATTTGCCATTGCCCGCCCCACGCGCGCCCGCTGGCCTCCAGCCGTGGACGCCAATACTTGAGGTCGCGCCCGCTCGGGAGGCGGCAATACAACACGTCGTCTACGGCCTCGCCGCCATAGTAGAAACTGACGCCGCTATACGTGCCGTCGAGGCGTAATACGTGTTTCCATTGGCCGGGGTCTTGGACGGCGGCAATCGCCATGCCCTCAAGGCCGAACAGTTCGGGGATGCGGTTCCAGCCCTCGCGCCGGTCCTGGCCGCCCCAAAAGTGGACGACTGCCGGCGACGCCGCGCGCCATTTGAGAATCGCGTCCTTGAGTTCGTCGTCCGTGCCCTCCATGCGAATGAACGGCGAACGGAGCGCGCCAATCCAACCGCCGAACCCTAGCCCCAGCTCCAACCGCTTGCCCTTGTCGCGCAAGGGATGGTGCATGCCGTTGGCCTCTTTGTAGGCGAGCATATCGGCCACGCTCACGCCGAACGCACGCGAGGCCGACTCCAGATAGATAGAAGTTTCCCCGGCGAAAACCTCTACGCGCCAATCCTCGCCCGCGAGACACGCGGTTACGACGGCCTCAATTGCTGTGAAATCCGACGCGATGAGGTCATGCCCTGGCGCAGCGATAAACAGCCCGCGCAGGCATCCCGACACGGTCAACATAGCGTCGCCGAAAAAGTATTGCACGGCCGCCATGGAGCGGGTACGGATGACCTCTAGCGCGTCCTCTATGCCGTCGGCTCCCCACTCAACAAACTTGCGGCCCGGCGGCTGCGGCATGCCGCACCATGGACACGTCAGCTTGTGCGACGCGCCCGAGTGTTTCCCGCAGCCTTTGCACAGGTAAACGTCGGGGCCTGCCTTGGGCAAGTTCGTTGGCTGCGGACCCTCGCCCGTGGGCCGTCCCGTGCGCGCCCCGTGATAGTTAAAGAGGTCGTGCAGCCGGTCGCGCGAGCTGATTTGGTTCGCCATCGCGAATACCTTTTTCACGCTCGCGGAGCCGGCGAGTTGCCGCAGCTCCAACGCGCGCCGCGCGGGGTTGACGCCGCCCGGCGGATGCGGGGCCATGCGCGCCAACTGTGCCTCTATGGCCTCGTCGTCCATGGAGCCGGGGCCGTCGGCCATGTGGACGCCCTGGCCGGCGAGCCAGCCTTTCAGCCGCTCAAGCTGCGAGGGCCGCTCCACGATGCCGCCCGTAAGACGATGCATTTCGCCGTCGAATGCCTCTAGGCATTGCTCCACGATGGCAACGCAGGCCATGAGCGAGGGGCGGTCAACGTGGACGCCACGGCGGTTGATGAGCTGGTCCGCCAACCAAAAGTCCAACTCGTCGCCGTCGAGGTCCGCAGTCAGCGCGGCGGCCTCGGCCTCCGTGACCGTGTCGGTATCGCAGTAGGAGTACAGGGCCTCGCCGTCTACGGGGTCGTCCTGCGGCGTAATACGCGTGCGGCGGTCCTTTTGCGTGGGCGTGCGCGGTACTGAGAACTTGTCGAGCAACGCTTTACCGCGCCCGTCCTTGAGAACGTCGAGGCCCAACACGTCGCCCGCGAGCGCGAGTTTCCCAGGCAGGCCCGAGGCGCGCGACTTCGCCATGGTGCATCGGAGCTGGAACACGTTGAGCGGCGGCCAACCGTATTTCCGCACGCAAACGCAATTCCATATCCACCACTCAAACGCCGTGTTCCAGCCGGCGAGCAAGCCGCCGCGTTCGACGTGGCCCAGGAGGTCGAGCGGGGGCGGGAGCCCTGGCCGCCAACGCTGCACGCCGCGCCCGTCCTTGAGGTTGTACGACAGGGTTAGAACCTCCGTCGAGGGATGCTCGGCGTAAACGGCCGCGCCAACGACGCCCAGGCCCTTTGACCCTTTCGGGGCTCCCTTGGGGCCTTGCCATTTGCCGGCCTGGGGGTTCTTGTCCGTGGGCTGCGGAACCCACACGTACCCGGCCTCGCTGTAGGTTTCAAAGTCGAGGTTTGGGAGGACGGTCGTATAACCGAGGCCCGCCGCCGTTCTCGTGCCTGCGGGCAGGGCGGCGGGGTGAATGCGCGGCGGGTTGGTCGTCATGCGGAGCGGTCGGGGGCGACGGAGGGAAAGCGGTTCGCGCGCCAGCGGTCCATTTCGTCGGCCGCCTTGAGGGCTTGCGCGATTTTCTCGGCCTCGTGGTTGCCGTCGCTCATGGTCGCCCAATGGCGGACGGTTTGCGCGGCGACGGGGTCTTTCGCGCGCAGGATAAACAGCGGCTCGTCGGGCTCAGCTTTGTTGAGGCACGACGCCGGGTTGCGGAGGTTGTCGGCTTTGTTCATGGGGCGTGGGGAGGACGTGTATTACGGGCTCGCCGTGCGGCTGACGACCGGCGTAACACGGGTGAATGATGGCGACCGTAAGCCCCCACGCCGCCGCGTCCCGCAAGAGTTGTTCCGCTTGGTAGCGGAGCGCGGCGACGCGGCGGTCATGCGGCGTGGGCTGGTGCATTACTTGACCGTCGCGGCGTCGATGCGGGCGCGCAGCCATTCGGCACCGAGCTTGCCGAGCTTGGTTTTCTGTGCCTTGGTCACGCGGAACGCGGCCACGACCATTGCGTCCCCGCTGGCCGGCTTGGGGCCGCTGCCCTTGCGCGCACCGCCGCGAGCCTTGGCGGCCGGCTTCGCCTTGGCGGCGGGCTTGGCCTTGCCTTTCGCGGCCGGCTTCGCCTTGGGCTTGCTGGCGGCCTTGGCGGGGGCTTTCTTGGCGGCTTTCTTGGCCGGCTTCGCGGCCTCCTGGGCAGCGGCGGCCTTGCGGGCGGCGGCCTGGGCAGCGCGGGCCTTGCCGGCGGCGACCTTGGCGGGGTTCTTGACCTTGGCCGGGGCCTCCTGGCGAATCTCGGCGGGGGCCACGCTCGGACCCTCGGCCGGCAGGGCGTGGGCGCGGGCGCGGCTGACGATGGCGGCCCAATCGCGCGGCGGGCGGCCGGGCAGGGGCACGACGCGGCCCGACTCGTAAACGCGGAGGGTACGGACGACGCGGTCGCCGCCGTTGGTCTTGGGCTCGCGCGTGGACGCGGTCGGACGGATGAGGTTTCGGTTCATGGTCTTACGTTCCTTTCAAGAACGATGGTTGCGAAAACGCCCCGGCGTTATACCGGGGCACGGAGCTTACACGAGGTAGCCTTGGGCGCGCATGGCCTGTTCGGTCCAACCGCCTTGCAGCCACGCGGCGAGGGTCGTCCCGGCGGGCCACGCGGCGAGGGCGGCCGGGGTGAGCTGCGGGCCGACCGGCGCGACCGGCGCGGCGGGCATGCCCGGCTGCGGCATGCCCGGCATTGCACCGGGGCCGGCGGCGAACGCGGGGTTCGGGGCGACGGCCGTTTGCGGCATTGCGCCCGGTTGCGGCAGCGTGGCCCCCGGCGCGGGCAGGCCCGGCATTGCGGGTTGCGCGCCCGGCGTCATGGGCATTGCGGGTTGCGCGCCGGCCTGGGGCATCCCCGGCATTGCGGGTTGGCCCGGCATTGCGGGTTGGCCCGGCATCGCCACGGGGCCGGCGGACGGGAGGGCCGTCGCACCTTGCGGGAGGGCCGCCACGGGGGCACCGCCGAACACCGCCGCACCGTCGGGACCGCTGACAATCTCCGGTCCCTGGGCGACAATTTCCAGCATGCCGAGGTTCATGTAGAGGCCCGGCTTTTGCGTGTTGCCGTTGCCCTCCATGGTGCCGGACACGCGGACGAACCAACCACGGCGAATGAGGTTCGGGTCCGTGAGCGCGTCTTGCGGCGCGTAGCGGCCGGCGTAGAACACGCGGGGCGGGAACGAGGATTGGAACCGCACGACCCAATGGCCGGCGAAACCCTCTTTCGCGGCGTTCGACTGCCCGTTGGCGTCGCGGCCGTCGCCGTCGATGAGCTTCCACGAGAATTGCGGATGCGTGCAGTTCCCGGCGGCGTCGAAGTGTTGCGGAAACGACTTGCGGGCCTCGGCGACCATGAGGCCGTAAAACGTCGCGAACTCGGGGCATTGCGTCTTGGAGAACGCGACGGCCGCGAAGTAGCGTTGCGTCGGCTGGCCCATTTGCGGGCCGCTCTTGATGGTCAGCGCGTTGCCTTGCTGGTCCTTGGTCTGTTTCTCCAGGGGGTTGCCTTGCACGAGGCGGCCAACCGGCGTGAGGAATTGCTGTTTCTGAGTGGACACGTTTACCCCTCCTAAGGGTGTTGGTTGAAAGCGTATGACGTTATACGCGGGTTACGGGGACTTGGCAAACACTTTTCGCGCGTCGGCTCCGTCATCGACGGTAAGACGCATCGCGCCGGACGGACGCACGGCGTAGGCACTCAACACGGACTCGGGCACGCCCTGCCGCTTGGCGAGCGCGCGGGCTTGCGTGGGCGTAATGGGCTCCGGTTCCTTGGCGAGCGGGAGGCCGAGCATATCGCCGAGAACGAGAATTTCGGCGTCGGGCTTGTTCCACTTTTCGCGACTGCCGGCGGCCTCAAATTTCCAATGAGGCACGATGACAGCTTGGCGAATCATGGCCTCGGCCTGGGCCTCAAGCCCCGTAATACGGGCCTCCATGAGCTTTGCCGCGTCCTTGAGGTAACGCAGCTCAAGCCCGAGGGCCGCCGGGGGCAGCGCGTCGGCCTGGGCCTGCCGGGCAATGTCCATGCCCCGGTACGCCGCACGTTGCAGGGCTTCGCAGGCGTGGCGAGCGTTGCAGTTCTCGCACGCGGCCGGCTGCGGGTTGCAAACGGGCGTCGGTTGCGTGGCCTCGTCCGCCGCACCTTGCAGCCGGAAAACGTAGCTCGCGAGGTCCGGCGCGCGAACCCGCCACTCGCGGACGGGGCCGTCGCGATGGTAGGACCGGGGCTGCACGACGCGGAACACGACCGTTATACGGTCCTCGGGAACGTCGCGGCGTTCGTCAAGGATGCCGGCCGCGTAGTCGATGAGTTGGTAATTCTCGAAAGCATCGACGTGTTTATGCCCGTACTTGAAGTCCCAAACGTATAACGTGAGAGTTCCGGCGAACGGGTCGGGAACCCACAGGCGAACGTCGGGCGTCCCCCAATTGGCGGCATGGACGCGCGGAATCGCTACGCGTTGCTCAACGACCGGCGTAACCGGCCCGAGCGCGGAGCGGACGACCTCGCGAACGTCATCGACCAACAGTTGCGCGGCCTCGACCATTTCCCGCGTAACGGGATGGCCCGATTCCGTCTTACCGTCGGCCAAGAGCTGGTCGGCGGCCCAGCCGTCCAAGAGCTGCGCGAAAACCCAATGCGCCGCCGTGCCCTCTTCGGCCGCCGCCTTGTCGCCCTGTTCGGGAAACCGCGACTCCATGAGGGCGGACCCAGGGCAGACGACCCAACGGGCCGCCGCCGAGGGCGCGAGGAACGCATGGGCCGCCGCGCTCGTGGCCGTGGGCACGAATGGCGGGTTCGTCGTCATGGTCAGGCGAGAGCCGGGTACATCGACTGGAGGTACGTCCACACGGAGGGGACGAGGTCGGGGCGCGACGACAGGGCCGGGATATTCGGCAGCGCGTAGGCCGTGACCGCTTGCAGGAGGGCACCTTGCGGCAGCGTGCCGGCCAGCGTCGCCGCCGTAATACGCGGCATGAGCTGTTCAAACGTCGCGGGCGCGGGCTGCGGGCCTGCGGCGGGGGCCGGGGGCTGCACCTGGGCGGGCGGCTGTTGCGGGGCTGCGGCCTGCGGCTGCACCTGGGCGACCGGCTGGCCGGCGGCCATCGTCGCGCGCAACTCCTGTTCGACGCGAGCGACCAAGGCCGCGTCGTTGAGGCCGCGTTTCTTGCGCCACTTGCCGTCGGCGTTCTTGGGCTTGGTGCCGCCCTCGCCCGAGGCGTGGATGCGCGCGTCCCAGGGCAGGCCGGTAGCGTCCACGTCAACGCCCGCAGGCGTCACAGGGGAGCCGCCAGTTCCTTGCCCCATCGTGCCGGCGGACGACGAGGTAGCCGAGGCCCCCGCACCGCCCGCAGCGTTTCCCGCGTCACCTTGCGGCAGGACAGAGCCGGGAACGACTGCCGGCACCGCCGCAGACACGGCAGACGGTCCCGCCCCAGGAGTACCGGGCGGCGTACCC